CGTCTTTTCCAACAGCAGGATATATTGTTATTGAAAAAGTAGATCAAGATTCTACATCATCAACTTTTGGACAATTTCAAAATGAAGTAGTTCAATACACAGGTATAGGTGGAAATAGTTTAACAGGTTGTACTAGAGGAACTTCAGCACCCTATAAAGGAAATACACCTCCAGCTACAACTGCAGCTTCACATGATACTCTAGCAAAAGTTTATGGATGTTATCTTGCAACAGCAGTGCCTTCTACAGTAGTGGTAGGACCAGTTGGACAAACAACTGTATTATATAATAATTTAACTTTTCCTTTAGTAGCTAATGCAACATCAACAGAAATAGGAGGCGGTTTTCAGTGTACAATTGGACCCGTTAATGATAGAGCTTAATTATGGCAGGATTATCACATTACACATATGACACATTAGTAACAGCTATAAGAGATTATAGTGAAGTTGATTCTAATGTATTTACAGAAACTATTGTTGACGGATTTATTATGGCCGCTCAGCACAGAATTAATTTAGACATTCCTATGGACGCCGATAGATTTGTTCAAGAAGGAACAATGGCAGCTGATGTAAATAACATAAGAGTACCGGCAGGAACCTTATTTGTAAGAGGGGTGGAAGTATTTAATGCCTCTAATACTACAGAACAAGGTTTTTGGTTAGAGAGACGTGATCAGACTTTTCTATCTGAATATGTTGGTAGATTAACAGGACCAGAAGGTTCTGCTACTGCTCAAGATGTTACAGGAACTCCTAAATATTACTCTATGTTTGGTGGAGCAACAGGATTAAGTGATACAACATCAGGATCTATTTATTTAGCACCTACACCCGATGTTAATTACAATTTTAGAATATATTATAACAAAATGCCCGTGGGCCTTGGTTCAGGAGCCGATGGCGATGCTACAACGTACATTAGTAATTACTTTCCTCAAGGGCTGCTATATGCTTGTTTACTAGAAGCATTTGCCTTCTTAAAAGGACCAACAGACATGTTGACATTATACGAACAAAAGTATACTACTGAACTACAAAAGTTTGCAGCGATGCAAATTGGAAGACGAAGAAGAGATGATTACTCAGATGGTACAATAAGAATTGCAATCGAGTCACCACCTCAATAACTAGGAGAAAAATATTATGGCAATAGCATCGGCAATATGTAACACATTCAAAACAGAAATTTTAAAAGCAGTCCACAATTTTACTGCATCAACGGGCGACACATTTAATTTAGCACTATACACAAGTACAGCATCTATGGGTGCAGCGACTACAGCTTATGCAGATACTAATGAAATTACCAATACGTCAGGTTCAGCTTATTCTGCAAAAGGACAAGCCCTTACAAGTGTAACTCCAGTTTTAGATAGTAGCACAGCTGTTTGTGATTTTGCTAACATCTCATGGACATCAGCTTCTTTCACAGCTAATGGTTGTTTAATTTTTAATGAGGACGCAGCAGGTGATCCTGGAGTTTGTGTGGTTGCATTTGGTGGAGATAAAACTGTAACAAGTGGAACTTTCACAATTGAATTTCCAGCAGCAGCAGCAGCAACCGCAATTGTGGCAATAGCATAAGGAGGTACTCCTTATGTCTAATACTTGGAACCAATCCGGCACAACCTGGGGTGCAAATCAATGGGGCGAGCAAGGCCCTACTACAGTTACTTTAACAGGTCAAAATGCTACTTCAAGTGTAGGTAGTCCAACTTTAAAAATAGATGTTAATGTAGGTTTAACCGGACTATCTTTAACATCAACAGTTGGATCTATTTCACCTGCCGATGTAATGGGTCTAACAGGACTTTCAGCAACGTCTGCTGTTGGATCTATTTCACCGGCAGATGTAATGGGACTAACAGGATTATCTTTAACGTCTTCTATTGGTTCAATTACTGTTGCAATAGGAGTTCCGTTAACAGGATTATCTTTAACATCTTCGGTTGGATCTATTTCACCTGAAGATGTAATGGGGCTAACAGGACTTTCAGCAACTTCAAGTGTAGGTAGTCCAACTTTAAAAATAGATGTCAATGTAGGTTTAACAGGACTATCTTTAACGTCAACAGTTGGAGTAATTATTCCTGAAATAGGAGTTCCATTAACTGGAGTATCAGCAACGGTTAGTGTAGGAAATGTAGCACCTTTAGGATATGGAGATGTTACAGGAACACAGAGCGCTAGTTATAGTAATGTAACAGCAACTCAAAGTGCTAGTTATACGGACGTTAATAGTATATAACGTCATTGACTTTATAAGTAATATCAATTAAAGGTTTATTAGGAGAACAAAATTTATGGCATCAACATTCACGGATCTCGGCGTAGAGCTAATGGCAACTGGCGAAAATGCCGGTACTTGGGGAACAAAAACAAATACAAATTTAAATCTTATAGAACAAATTTCGGGTGGCTATGCTATCCAAACTTTAAATGCTGCAGGAACCGGAGCTAATACTACAACTTTAGCTAAAGCAGATGGAGCACTAGACGCAACGGTTGCGAGTAGAGTTATTATTTTAGGTGCAGTTTCACCTCAAGCGATTACAGGAAATAAAATTGTAACGATGCCTGTTCTTACAGAGAATTTTTACATAATTAAAAATAGCACATCAGGTGCTTACACTGTTCAATTAAAAGCAGCATCAGGTTCAGGGGCCACGGTCACTTTTTCAGCAACAGATAAAGGATACAAAATTATTTATCTTGACGGTGTTGCAACTAACACAGGTGTCTATGATGTTAATTCAAATTTAAGTGACATTACTGTAAACGATTTAACAGTTAATGGAAATTTAGATGTTGATGGTGGCACAATAAAACTAGACGGAAATTATCCAACAGGAACAGGTAACGTTGCTTTAGGTAACGTTGCTTTAGGTGATGGTTCATTAAGTGGTAACAATAATACAGCAATTGGAGATGATGCTTTAGGTGAAAATACAACAGGCGGATCTAATGTAGCTGTGGGATATAACGCAATGCTTACTAATACAGAAGGTAATAACAATGTAGCTATGGGAGTTTTGGCTTTAGAAATGAACACCACTGGTGATGGTAATACTGCCATTGGTAGAGAAGCATTAGAAGCTAACCAAACAGCAGATAATAATACTGCTGTTGGACTTAAAGCTTTAACAGCTAACACAACCGGATGTAGAAATGTAGCAGTTGGTACAGCAGCTTTAACTGCTAACACAACAGCTATTTATAACACAGCAGTTGGGTATAATGCTTTATGTACTAATATAACAGGAACATCAAATTCGGCAGTCGGAGCATTAACTTTAGATGCTGCAACAACAGGTAGTTATAATGCTGGTTTAGGATATGCTTCTTTATCAGTTCTTACTACAGGAACTTTTAACGTAGCATCTGGTTATATAGCTGGTAATGGTATTACTACAGGATCAAACAACGTAGCAATTGGCGCTTATACTTTAAGCACAACTACAACAGCAGATAATAACACAGCAGTAGGTTTTTGCTCACTAAAATCTAATACAACAGCTTCTGCTAACGTAGCAGTTGGTTTTAGTGCTTTAACTGCAAATACAACAGGTGCAAATAACACAGCAATAGGTGATACTGCTTTAGGTGCTAACACAACAGGTGCTAGTAACGTAGCACTTGGTGCATCTTCTTTATCAGCTAACACAACAGCTTCAAACAACACAGCAGTAGGTTATCTTGCTTTATCTGATAACACAACAGGTTGTGAAAACACAGCAATTGGTAGAACTGCATTAAGATGCAACACAACAGGTAATTATAATACAGCAGTAGGTTATGAGTCTTCAAATGCTAACACAACAGGTTATGATAACGCAGCAATAGGGTATAGAGCTTTATGTGCTAACACAACAGGCTTTTGTAATGTAGCTGTTGGTAGAAGTGCTTTAAGTGGTAACACAACATCCTCAAGAAATACAGCAGTAGGTCATTCTGCTTTAATTATTAACACAACAGGTGCTTCACAGACAGCAGTAGGTTATGAATCTTTAAAAGCTAACACAACAGGTTCTTCAAATACAGCAATAGGTTATCAATCTATGTTTAAGAACACAGAAGGTTTTAATAATACAGGAGTTGGTAGAGCGTCAGGTTGTAATAATACAACAGGCGATTGTAATCAAGCTATTGGTTATCTTGCTGGAAGTATTACTACAACAGGAAATAATAATGCTTCTTTAGGCTACAATGCAAACCCATCAGCTTCCGGTTCTGATAATCAAATTACTTTAGGTAATAGCTCTAATAATAATTTAAGATGTGCTGATACATCTATTTCAACATTATCTGATTTAAGAGATAAAACAAATGTTGAAGATATACCTCATGGACTAGATTACATTCTAGCTTTAAGACCAGTTAAATTTGATTGGAATACAAGAGATGGAAGCAGAGTTGGTAAAAAAGATTATGGATTTATTGCACAAGAATTAGACCAAGTTGAAGAAACTTTTGGGAATAAAGAATATACAAGATTAGTACATAAAGATAATCCTGAAAAATGGGAAGCTGACCCAATGAAAACTTACCCAATTTTAATCAAAGCAATTCAAGAACTTAAAGCAGAAATAGAATTACTAAAAAACAAATAAAAGAAAGAGGATAAAATGTTAAATACGTATGTTGTCGAAGGTGGAGTTGGTAAGTGTGCAGCATTTACTGCGTTGATTCCTAAACTAAAAGAGAAATCAGAAGTTCAAATATACACACCTTACATTGGTTGCTTTGCAAGTAATCCAGATGTTAAATTAGTTTTAGAACAAACACTTCCTTTGCAAGACGCAAGGATAATGGCATCAGATAATATATTTTATTGTGAGCCTTACAAATCTAATTTTCAATTTGGCAAACAACATATCATTGAAAGCTACTGTGAACATCATGGTGTTGAATATGATAAGTCAATGATTCCTAAACTTTATACAGAGCATCATAATAAATCTGTAAAAGAATGGCTAACTAAAAATGAGATTGGTAAATACATCCTGATTCAATTCTCTGGTGGTCAACCTCAAGCTGGTTTTAATGCTAATAATCAATACACAAATATTAATCCAAATAGAAATTATCAGCCATACCTTGCTCAACAAGTAGTTGATATGTTGAGAGAAGAATATCCTGAGACTACTATTATCAATTGTGTTTTACCTAATGAACCTCATTATAATGACACTATTAGATGTGATTTACATTGGACACAGCTACATGAAATGTTGAAAGATTCGGAAGGCTTTGTTGCTATTGATAGTTGCCTACAACACTTCTCACCATCAGCAAATAAAGCTGGAGTTGTTGTTTGGGGTTCAACTAGATGGACACAATTTGGTTATGAACATAATAAAAACCTACAGTTTCACATGGGAAATGAGTGGAATGAAGCAAAATTTATTGATAGTGATCCTAGAAATAATATGGTAGAACCGAAACTTATTATTGATAATTTCAAGAAACTTGATATAACTAAACCCGTTGCATGCGCAACAAAATAGGAGAAAATATTATGAGTGAAGACGTAAAAACTGCAGAAGATATAGCACAAGATTACACAGCTATGGGTCATTCAGTAACTTTAATAAATGAAGTTATTGCTGGAACACAAATGGCAGATGAATCAGCAGAAGATAAACAAGGTGCAGTTGATAGAAATGTTGAACACCTAGAACTTATGGTTGCTAAAGATTACTGGACTACTGAAGATATGACTGCAGTTAATTCAGCAATCACAGCTGGTAATTCATACACAGCTTAGTATTAATCTCCTGTAGATAACAAATGTTGATATAACTAGTAATCTAGTATATTTTAAACTAAAGATTAATGTATGCTACAAAAATTAGGATTTGCACCAGGATTCAATAAACAAGTCACTTCTACGGGAGCCGAGTCTCAATGGACTGGCGGCGAGAACGTACGTTTTAGATATGGTACACCGGAGAAGATAGGTGGCTGGAATCAATTAGGAGAATCAAAACTAACGGGTGTTACTAGAGACTTACATCATTTTGTTAATAAAGCATCTATTAAGTACGCAGCTATAGGAACTAATAGAATTCTATATGTTTATTCAAATAATGTCTATTACGATATACATCCCATTAAAACAGACTTTGGAGCACTAACAGATAAATTAGCTTGTACTTCAGGTTCACCTATTCTTACTATTACTTTATCATCCACTGCTGGTATGACTGCTGGAGATATTTTATTTCTTGAAAGTGTTACACCTCCAACAAGTTCAGGTTATAGCGCAGCTGATTTTGATGATAAAACATTTATGATAACTGAAGTAGTTGATGCTACTTCAGTTACTATTACTATGGGAACTAACGCTAGTGCTTCTGCAACCGACGGAGATCTATCCGTTAAATATTATTACCCAGTGGGATCAGTTGAACAGGTTGCAGGTTATGGCTGGGGTACATCCTCATGGGGTGGAACTACAGGATGGGGATCTGAAACACCTACTAGTAGTACAGTTATTGAACCCGGTCAATGGTCCTTGGACAATTTAGGCCAAACTTTAATTGCTTTAATTGTTAATGGTCCTTGTTTCGAATGGGATGCAAATGCAGGTAGTGCAACAAGTACTAGAGCTACAATTATTTCAGGTGCACCGACAGCGTCAAGGGATATGGTAGTATCAACACCGGATAGACACTTAGTATTTTTTGGAACAGAGACAACGATTGGAGACCCAACCACTCAAGATGATATGTTTATAAGGTTCTCTTCTCAAGAAAATATTAATGACTATGCACCAACTGCAACCAATAGTGCCGGTACACAGAGGCTGGCCGCCGGATCACGGATCATGGGTGCTAAACTTGGTAGAAATGCAATTTATGTTTGGAGTGACACATCTTTATTTACAATGAGATTTGTTGGAGCTCCCTTTACATTTGCTTTTGAACAAGTTGGAACTAACTGTGGATTACTAGGTAAGAATGCAGCCGTTGAAATAGATGGCGCGGCTTACTGGATGTCTGATAATGGTTTTTTTAGATACACCGGTCGATTAGAATCTATGCAATGTTTCGTTGAAGATTACGTTTATGACAATATAAATACAGACTCTAATCAATTAATTTACTGTGGTATTAATAACTTGTTTGGTGAAATTACATGGTTCTATCCAACGTCTACCTCAAATACAAATAATAGATCTGTTACATACAATTATCTAGATTCAACAAAAGAAAGACCTATTTGGTCTACTAATGCTAGTTCTTTATTTACTAGAACAACTTGGGAAGATTCTGCAGTTTTTGGTTTACCTCATGCAAGTAAATATGATGCGGGAGATGATGATTCTTTTGATGTCGTAGGTAATACGGATGGAGTTTCAATTTATTTTGAACATGAAACTGGAGTTAATCAACAGGAAGCAGGAGTAGCAGCAGTTGCGGTACCTGCAAGTATTACTTCGGGTGATTATGATATTACACAAAAAGTAGTTAAAGGCGCAGCCTCTAATATGGCTGACCTTAGAGGAGACGGTGAAAGTATTATGAGAGTGAGTAGAATTATTCCTGATTTTGTTTCTCAAACAGGAGACGCTATTATTCAATTAGATCTTAGAGATTATCCTAATGACGCTGCAGCGAGTTCACCTTTAGGTCCATTTACTTTAACCACAAGTACAAAAAAAGTTGACACTAGAGCAAGAGCTAGAGCAGTAGCACTTACTATTTCTAACACTGCGGTAGATAGTAGTTGGAAGTTAGGAACTTTTAGGTTAGACATACAATCTGGAGGAAGACGATAGTGGCAAAAATTGTACAATCCTTAACTAGAGCAAGTGAAGAATACGAAGCGGACACTGCACAATCTTTGGTTAGAGATTTAGATGCTGTTCTGGAGAAATTAAA